AGTTTCAATTACTTCAATTACAAGTCACTATAATAAAGAGATTTTTACGAATTGGAGAAAAAGAGTCGGAAATGAAACTGCAGATCGTATCACAAAAGCGGCTACAAGTCGTGGTACAGATATGCATACGTTAACTGAAAATTATCTTAAAAATGCAGAACTTCCACCTGTTCAACCAATGGCAGAGTTCTTATTTAAGATATCTAAATCCAAACTTAAGCATATAAATAATATACACGCACTAGAAGGATCTCTCTATAGCAAACAACTTGGTATAGCGGGAACCGTTGATTGTATAGCAGAGTATGAGAACGAGTTAGCGATAATCGATTTCAAAACCTCAAAAAAACCCAAACCACGAGAGTGGATTGATCACTATTTTGTTCAATGTATGGCATATGGTTGTATGCTTTACGAACTAACTGGTATCCCTGTTAAAAAATTGGTCATTATTATGGCTTGTGAAAATGGAGAGTGTGTCGTCTATGAAGAAAGAGACAAAGCAAAGTACATCAAACTTCTTACAAAATACATCGAGAAGTTTATTCGAGATAAATTGGAACTCTATGGAACCAAATAAAGAATTAGAAAAAGCGATTGCGAGTAAATTCCTTACTCCGCAAAAATTTGCCATAGAAATTGAAAAAATCGTGGCAGAGGAAGATCTTAATTACATTGACGCAATATTGCACTATTGCGAAATTAACAATCTTGAGGTAGACTCTATAAAGAAGGTTGTTTCAAAACCCTTGAAGGAAAGACTCAAGTGGGATGCAACAAGACTCAACTTTATGAAGAAGACTTCTCGTGCTAAACTTCCATTATGAAAATTTCTCAATCGGACTTGATACACCATCGTTTACAAGCAATGCTTCGAGAACATAGATTTCATGATCTCGAATATCTTGGAAAACGTGAAAGTTTTAAATCAGGAAAATTAGAACACTGGTATCGTATCGGTGATCATGACGTTCCTGTTGACGCAATTACACAATTAGAATCACATGATGTTGAAGACGAAAGTGACTCCGTTTGAAACCTACCAGACATATCTTTCGATGAAAAGTCATTTTACGAATAGTAAGTATGACTTTTTTAAGTATGGTGGTAAATCAAGGGCAACTGTCACCTCATTTAATAAAAGAAAAGACAAGTATTGGTTTGAAAAAACATCAAGAAAATATTCAGATCAAGAAATTACAGATTTTCTTCTTGCAAACTTTGTTACAACCGACACACCTCAAAATTTATGGATTGGAGAAATAATAAACTCTGGCGAAAGAAATTACGCAGATTGGATGAGAAGACAGCAGAGTTTGACCTACTTGTTCAAAGAACAATCAAGGGAATTGCTATCGGAAAAGAAATTAGAAGAAATATTCAACTGCTCGAAGGGACATCCACTCATACTAAAAAAGTATCTAGGTGGAAGCATAAATTTGGAAACATTCGCAATCTTCGAGAAAATATTTTCTTTTGGAAAAAACTTTGATGACAAATTAAAAGACCCAGTGTGGGAATCCGTAAGTTTGAAATTAAAAAAATATCTTCCTTTCCTAAATATTAATGTGTTCCAATATAAAAAATTTTTACGAGAACTGATCAATGAGTAAATTTTTCGATTCAGAAATAGTTCGTGAAGAACTAAAGGAAATCAATCAACTCCAAGAGTCTATCTATGGTGCATTGTTTTCTTTTAGTGGTATGTCTCGTGAATCTCAAGTGGAGCATATTGATATGCTAGTTGACTTGTTGGAGAGACAAAAGGTAATGTATACTCGTCTGTCTCTTTCTGATGATCCAGAGGCAAAACAAATGAAAGATGATCTTAAAAAGAGCATCATGGTCATGGGTTTTCCTGATGGTACAGACATGCCCTATCTTTTTGAAGCCATGCACAAGACAATACAAACTCTACGATTGGCAGTTGACCAATAAGAGTTTCTTTGCTATACTATAAAAGTAAATCTACCAAATCTAACTAATCCGAGGTATCCAAAATGTCGTTTGCTAATCTTAAAAAGCAATCAAAGCTAGGTTCTTTGACAGCTAAACTTGTTAAAGAAGTCGAAAAAATGAATAACACAGGGGGATCAACTGATGATCGTCTGTGGAAACTTGATGTTGATAAGGGTGGTAATGGATATGCCATAATCCGTTTCTTACCTGCTCCTAACGGAGAGGATCTTCCATTTGTGAAGTTATACTCTCATGCGTTTCAAGGACCAGGCGGATGGTATATTGAAAACTCTTTGACAACTTTAGGTCAGAAGGATCCAGTATCAGAATACAACACTGAACTCTGGAATAATGGCACAGATGCAGGTAAAGAGACAGCAAGAAAGCAGAAGCGTAAGTTAACTTACATTTCTAATATCTACGTTGTTAAAGATCCTGTGAATCCAGAAAATGAAGGAAAAGTATTCCTATTCAAATATGGTAAGAAAATCTTCGACAAACTTACTGCAGCAATGCAACCAGAGTTTGAAGATGAAGAAGCAATCGATCCATTTGATTTCTGGCAAGGTGCTAACTTCAAGTTGAAGGCAAAGAATGTTGCAGGTTTTAGAAACTATGATAGTTCTGAATTTGCTGCTGTAAGTCCTCTTCTTGACGATGATGATGCACTAGAAGGTTTATGGAAGAAACAGTTCTCTCTTGCAGAGATTGTTGCTGCCGACCAGTTTAAAACTTATGATGAACTCAAGAAACGTTTACAAAATGTTTTAAGAGTAGCGAGTTCCCGTCCATCCGATCCAGAAGTCTTTGAAGAAGAGACAACTCGTGGATCAGTGAGAGAACTTGAAGACTTAAGTGAAGGTCTTGGTAGTAGAACCAAAGAACCAGTATCACTTGCTAGTGATGAAGATGATGATGCTTTATCTTATTTTGCTAAACTAGCAGAATCCTAATAAGAATTCATAAGGTTGGAATTTTCAGTCGTCGCAGTCGTTTCATCAACGTATTGCGACGATTTATCATATACCATGATATCTCTGAAATCATTTAAGAATTGCTGTAAATATTCGAGTCTTAAAATTTGTATTTGACGTTTCTTATTATTTTCACTAGTCTCGTATTCATAATGACTTACACCAGTTCTGACATTTGTTCCAGAAACTGATTGACGACCACCATCATAGTAGGTGAATACAAAATCTTCATCAACAACTTTGCCTTTTGGAAGTATGATTCTTCCATCGGCATTTTTTATTTCTTTTGTTTCATAATATTTTACGTTATTTAAATTAGTTCCATATTTTTCAAGAGCAAAGTCATATATCTCTTTATCAGACAACGGCCATTCATTTCTGACGTTGATAATTCCAGCGGTCATTATTATAACCCAATCGAGTTCTGGTGATCCATATTCTTCATCGGCAACCATATCTGGTCTATAATTCATTGGTATCTGATAGTAATTAAATACTGTAAAATTATTCTTTAGATCATCACGTAGTTTGATTCTACGAAATATGTTTTTAACCTCAATTGTATTAAGTGAGGAAAAACGATCCGACATATAAGAAGGATATATTAAATTTGGAAATTCTCTGAAAAAACTCATTAGAAACCTACTGCACTTTCGTCTTCATAATCAACATCATAAATTGGTTCAAGTTCTTTAAATGTAAGATCCATTACCATTGAAACTGGTGTTCCATCAGCATATGTCATGTGTGATGCTTCTCCTGTATAATTTACAGATATATCAGTTAAGAAGCACTGTTTAAATTTATGTAGGAATGGATGATCTTGATTACCCGTACGATATCTTAAATTAAATACGTTGGGTGTTTTTAGAAAGAATGATCCACCTTGACCAGATGATGCTTTTGTTTTCACTGCCATATTACTTTTAAATGATCTTATAATTAATCTCACTTGCTCTGCTTCTTGTTCACTACGTGGCATCATTTTATATGAGAACTTGAAGTTTCTTAATGTAGGACCATTGAAGAGTAATTCCATATTTGGATTAAAGACCTCTCCATTTTCTCTTGCCATTAATTGATCGACAGTAATATTACCACCTAACATACCAACTGCTTGAGTTGTTAACTGTTTCTTTAATAAGTCTGCTGCCTTTTCACCACCACCAACTCCTTCGTTAAATTCTTTAGCTGCATTTTTTATGGCTCCTGTTACATCATCAACATATTGTGTTCCACCTTTTGTAAAATCAGCATCCATTACATCTCTAATACCACTCGCTGCAGTTGCTTGAAGATTACTTAATTTACTGCTTCCATAATCAACAGAGTTACCATCTTGAACTGAATTTGGTATGGGAAGTAGTATAGAGCCATTATTTAAAAGTGCTTTTGTTGCAAGTCCTCTTGGTCTTGTGCTACCCACTACTTTACTTCCTTGTATTCTACGATTCCCTGATGCTGGATTTGAAATTAAACTACCACTTGATTGTTTAACTGACTTATATTCTACAATATCAATCTGTAAATAATCTGTGTGTGCTGTAAGTGCTTGATATGGATATCTTAAAACACCACCTCTTGACTGCCTTTGTGATTGTGTATTTCTTCCCTTATTTAATCTGGTTTTATTTCTATCTCTTCTTGAATCATATTGTTGTGGATCAACTTTGTCTATTGTGTTTGGACTTGTCTGAACCCCTCCATTAAAGGCAGATCCCCTTTTATTACTATTTGCATTTGGGTTTACATACGGAGCTCCACTTCTTGGTTTTGCACCACTACCTCTTACATTTTGCTGCTGAGTACCACTAAAGTTTCCACCTTCTCTTCCTCTATTTTTTACTCCACTGCCCCTTCGGTTTGCCATATCGACCTAGTTTTTTAACTATTTATACGTATTTTTCCAAAAGGTAGAGTTTGTAAATCTCTTATCTCATTTGAATAGACTTTATGTAGACTTCCAACCACTTCTTGAAAGGTATATTGTCGTGTTTGACCCCAATGAAAATTGATTCCACTGAAACCCCATGAGAATACATTTGTAACAGCAACAAATGGATGTGCATCATAACGAACACTGGATGTCTTTGGTTGATACACAAACGTGTAGTAGTTACCAACACTTGGAGTTGATTCGGTTTCACTTAATACATCAAGAATTTCAACCATCAACGCATCAGGATCTTCAATACCTATTAATTCATTTAATACTGGACTGATTCGACTCATTTGATTCCAAGTTCGTTTTCTGTTAAGACTTTAAACTCCCATAATCTGTCTTTACAAAATTCTCTTGCTGCCTTCCATTTTGCTTGATTGCGAGCATATTCATAAACTTCATAGATATATCCTTTTGTTTTCCTCTTTTTAACTTGAGGCTCAACTGTTTGTTTAAATGGTTTCACTTCAATCAGGTATTTTTTGATCTGACCAGTTGATTCTCTAACTTTGATATAGAAATCTGGAAAGTATCTATGAATCTTATTATCAACAGGAGAACGGTATGGTAGTGCAATTTCTTCACTTCCCCACTCCAATACATTCGTATTCTTATCACAGTAGACCATAAATTTCTTCTCCCACAATGACCTGTAAATGATGTTTGTAGGATCTCCTTTGTACTTTTTAATGAAGGTCGGTCTAAACTTACCTTTATATGACATAAATAGAAATAATATAGAAAGTCTTAATAGGTATTTAGAGTGGCAAAACCTATAGTTAGAAACATAAACATGTTTGGTGCGAAAGAGGCACTTACACCTCTTGCACAGTCAAATTATTATCAAGTTAGTTTCTCTTCACTTAAACCATCAGTTACAAATCATCTTACGTTCATGGGAATCGGTAACGTAAGAGATTTTATATCAAGGAAGAGTGGTATATTATGCAGCGAAGCATCATTACCAGCATCTGCCTTTACCACAGGAGAGGTGAAGGGAGATTTTATGGGAGTTCCACAGGAGTTTGCACATACAAGAATCTATACTGATATTGATTTTACATTTTATATTGATGAAAACTATACAAACTTGAGAATATTTGAAGGTTGGATGGATTACATCGCTAGTGGTGCAAATGTTGGTGAGAATCAAAAAGGATTTTATCGAAGAGTGCAGTATCCAGATTCATATAAATGTGATACAATGTATATAACTAAATTTGAAAAGAACTATAGAAGGAGATTAGATTATCAATTTATCAATGCGTTTCCAAAATCGATAACCTCAATCCCTGTTTCTTATGGTACTGCTGAAATCCTCAAGGTTACTGTTAGTTTTAATTATGACAGATATATCATGGACGTAGGTAGTATAAATAACTAAACTGAATTGTATCAGACATTATGCCTTTACCTAAAATTAATACGCCAACCTATGAGTTGGTATTACCTTCAACTGGTAAAAAAATAAAGTATCGCCCATTTCTTGTAAGAGAAGAGAAAATTCTGATCATGGCACTTGAATCGGAAGATATGAAACAAATTACGGATGCGATTGTAGAAATATTAGATGCCTGTATTATTACAAGAGGAGTCAAGTTAAGTAATTTGTCAACCTTTGATATGGAATATCTGTTTCTTAACGTGCGTGGTAAGTCGGTTGGAGAAACTATTGAAGTTAATTTATTATGCCCTGACGATGAGAAAACTCAAGTCACTGCCATGATTGATATTGACACAATCAAAATACAGAAAGACAAATCACACAAGAATATAGTCAAACTTGATGATCAACTTTCAATGAAGATGAAATATCCATCAATTAATCAATTTATTGAAAGTAACTTTGAAACATCAGACACAGCAAGTTCTGATATATCAACAACTATGGAAATGATAACTTCCTGTATTGACATGATATATAATGCAGAAGAAAGTTGGAGTTCTAAAGATTCTACAAAGAAAGAATTAACTGAATTTGTTGAGTCATTGAATACTAAACAATTCAAAGATGTTGAAAACTTCTTTGCAACTATGCCCAAACTTTCTCATACTGTAAAAGTTACAAACCCACACACCAAAGTTGAATCTGATGTCGTATTGGAGGGACTAGCTGCTTTTTTCAGCTAGGTATGTCTCATACGAATCTGGAGTCATACTACAAAATTAATTTTGCCTTGATTCAGCATCATAAATACTCTTTAACGGAGATTGAAAACATGATTCCGTGGGAGCGTGAGATTTATGTTTCGTTATTACAGCAGTATATCGAAGAGGAAAACCTAAAGGCACAACAGAGTGGAAACTACTAATCTAAAACTTAATGTAACTAACCTTAAGTCCATTTTCCCTAGTGGTAATGGTAGTAGTTCTATCATGGGAAAGAGTGGTGGTAGATTTATTCCAAGACCTTCAGGTAGAGGTGGAACCATCATACCACCAGAGGGTATAAAGAGAAGAAAAAGAAGAATTGATGCAAAATCATTTGGTCAGGTCAAAGCAGAGATTGATTTAAAGGAAGAACAGAAGAAATTTAAAAATATATTCAAAACTATAGGAGCTCTTAAAAAGAGAATCGAAACAAATGAATTAAATATAGTAAAATTAAAGATTGGAGCTGGATCAGGAACTGATACTGATGAAACTAATGCTGCAATATATGATATTGGAACTATATTAGTAAATGATTATCGATCTAGAATTGCAGCAGGTAAGGAAGAAAATGAAAACCTTCGAGCAAAACTAGAGAAGGGACAACGTGCAGATGAAGAAAAACAATTAGAAGGTAAAAGAAAGAGTATATTCTCTGGTATAAAAGAAAGCACATCAAAATTAGTTGCACCAGCAGTTGGATTCTTTGATAAGATAAAGAATTTTTTACTTTCAATATTTGCTGGTCAATTAGTCACAGGTGCATTTAGTTGGTTATCAGATGAAGCAAATCGTAAAAATTTAGAAAAAATATTTGGATGGGTTGTCAATAATTTCAAATGGTTAGTCGATGGTGTCGTTCTTGTTGGTGTAGCGTTGGCAATCCGAAAGATATTGAAGATAGTTAAAGCACTTCGTGGAGTAATTAAATTTATAAAGAGAGCATTTAAATTAGCAAAATCTATACTTAAGTTAGGTCCTAAATTAGCAAAGACAGCAGGAAAGATAATCGCAACAGGTGCTAAAAATACTGTTAAAGCAGCAAAAACAACTGCAAAAATTACAGCGAAGACAGGTAAGAAAATAGGTAAGACAATAGTTAAGAAGATCGCTGCAAAAACAGGTAAGAAGATCGCTGCCAAGACTATAGCAAAAACTGCAGGTAAAGCAGGTGCTAAATCACTTCTCAAGAAAGTACCGTTCGTGGGTCTTGGATTAGGTGCTGTATTTGCAATTGATAGAATGAGAAAAGGCGATTGGGGTGGTGCATTACTAGAACTAGGATCTGGTGCAGCGTCTATGATACCTGGTGTTGGAACTGCTGTATCAGTTGCTGCTGATGCTGCTCTCATAGCAAAAGATGTGAATGATGCCAAGAATATGGAAACAAGAAAGACTGGAGGATCAGTCTCTCCTGGCAAATCATACCTCATTGGTGAAGAGGGTATGGAAATATTCAAACCTAATACTGCGGGAACAATAGTACCAAATACCCGTGCAAAAGAAATTGCATCCAAACTTGGTCCTGTTGGAGAGGGAACTCAAGAAATAATTCAAATGGATCTTGGAACTGAAAAGGCAGATCCACCAGAAACTCCTAAAATGGCTGCGGGTGCAACCAATAAAATGGAAAATGTTGATTCTGTCAATATTTTAAATCCATATATGGAATCAATTAAAGAGAAATATAAAATAGCAATCTGATATGCAACAAGAAAAAGTAAAGTCACTGAAAATAAATGTTACGAATCTTCGTAGTGCACTTCTTGATGCAAATAAAACACTAGAAGAAATTAGTAATGAGAAAAAATCTCTTCTTGAAAAACAAGTACAACAACAAAAGATAAAAGAAAAAGAAGATAAATTAACAACAAAGAGATCACCACTTAAAAAAGCAGGTGAAGCTGTAAAGAGTGCAGCAAAAGGTGTTCAAGGGTTCTTTGATAAAGTTATACAATTTGGTGCAACTATTTTGATAGGACAGTTAATCACTGCTTTGCCTGGTTTAATTGAAAAATTCAAAGAGTGGAAAGAAAATAATAAAATGTTAATAGATGGTGTGATAGGAACAGTTAAAGTAATAGGAACTGGACTTAAAAACATAACTGAATTTTTTACTGGTGTTAACTTTGATGATCAAGATAAAAGAAAAGAAGAAATAAACAAAGAGGTTGGAATTTTAAATGAAAATCTAGATGTTATTGATAAAGAAACAGAGGAATTTAGTGGAGAATCTTCAAGTGAAGAATCAGAAGTATCTACAGAAAATAAGAGTGAAAATCAAAATAATATTCGAGAGAATAATGAGTTGGTTAAGAAAGAACCAACCGAGAAAAATACAACCATATCAAAAGGTTCTGGTTCAGATATACAATTAGATCCAACTGAAAGAGATGGTGTTGGAATTTTATCTGAAGAGGATCGTAAAAAATTTAAAGTATCAAAAACTGGATTGGATAAATCTCGAATAGAGAAAAATCTTGCTGATGCTTACGTAAGAAAAAATGAATACATACAATCAGGTGATACCTCTAAATTAAATGGAGTCAACAAAAAAATTGAGAATTATGAAAAACAACTTAATATAATGAGTCCTACATTAATTATTAAATCAAACGATCAAAGTAAAAGAATAGATACAATAAAATCAAAGAACACAAATGGTTCATCAGAAAAACAAAAGATCATTGTTATGACTAAAACTGTTGAGAAAAATGTTCCAGTATTAGATACAATGCCAGTAGGAGTCGCATAATGGCTAGTGCAACCGCAGCATCAAAATATGAAGAGATTACGATCTCTCGTACAAAGAAAAAAACTGGACAGGGTAGTCAAGGAAAAACTACAACTAAAAGTGTTAATGGAAAGGTGACAAGTTTTAGTTACTATGAGAGTTTATATTCACCTGTAGTAACTGCAAAAGTAATATACATTGATTCTGGAGAATCTACAAAGAATCAGTTAGAAATAAGTGGTAATGAAGATGTAAGATTTAAAATTCAATCAAAATATGGAACTTTAGATTTTAATCGACAAAATGCAAATTCTGGAATGAAAGTTAAAGGCAGTCCACAAATTGGTAGAGAGTCTAATCGTGAGGCAGTTTTTCTTGATCTTGTTTCTAAATGGGAGATGAAAAATAAGACAACTGCAGTTCATGACAAGTATAGTAACGTGACGATAGGTGATGCGGTTATCATAATTTTAAAAAGAAAACTAGGTGTTGACTATGATTTCTTTGATGTTGAAGCGACAAAGAATATGTACGATTTTACTGGAAAAGGAAAGAGTCCATTTGAATTAATTACAGATCTTGCAAGAAAGGCAGTTCCTGTAAAAGGAGATCCTGGTTTCTTTTTTTATGAAACTCAAGATGGGTTTAATTTTAAATCTGTCCACTCTTTAGTATCACAAGAACCAAAACAGGTTTATGTATATAATGGTTCTTTCAGAGCAGATCAAACAGGTGATGAGAATGATTTTAAAATACTAAAACAACCAAATTTCATCAAAGATCAGAACGTAGTAACAGCACTTGAGTCTGGAACATACGCAAGTCGAAACATATTCTTTAATCCATTTAATAAAGAGTTTGCAGAGAGAATCTACAAGATAAATGAAAAGGGTGGTATTGATCAAGCATTAGGTAATAGTGTAGAAGTAGATGATGAATTAACAGGTTATATCAGAACAAATAAACATATATTAGATGTTGGAAGTCTAAAGGTAGGAGTAAGCACCTCAATTAATAATAGTCCAGTTGAATGGCAAGCAAAGTCCACGATGAGGTATAACATTCTACATTCACAAATTTTACAAATGATGGTGCCATGTAATTTAGAATTAAGAGCTGGAGATGTGATTAAAGTTGAGATAGAGAGTCTAGAAAATGAAAAGTGTAGTGAAGGAGTTGATAAACGTCAAAGTGGTAAATACCTTATATTACACTTATGTCATTTCTTTGACACTACGAAATCTGTGACATCACTCACACTTGTTCGTGACACCTATGGACTACATACGAGTAAAAAATGATTAAAGATTTTTGGATAGGAAAAGTTGTATCATTTGATAGTCAGGCAGATCAGGTAACTGGTCAAGGATGGGGATGGAGATATAAAGTCCGCATCATGGGAGATTACTCTGAAAAAGATGGTATTGAGGATAGAGATGTAATTTATGCAATGGTCGGATTGCCAGCAACTGCTGGTAGTGGTGCAAGAGAGATGATGCAGACACCTAGAATTTCACAAGGTGATACAGTGATTGGTAGATATCTTGCTGATGATAACCAAGCACCTATCATTGAATTTGTTTTACCCAGAACAAAAAGTGATAAGTTGGGTGAAGGTAAATTTGATCAAAAGAAAGGATTTACAAACGGAAGTACAGAAGGATTATTAGGTGGACAAGAGTTTAATGAGAATGATAATGTAAGCACACCAGGTCTTAAAACATGTAAGGGAGTTCAAAAGGGAAATGGTATAGGAAGAAAAATACCAGAACTATCTTTAAAAAATTTGGGCATTGATCCTAACATAGGTGCAAAAGTAAATGCTTTAAAAAAACCAATTAAGGAAGTGATTGAAGAAGTCCAAGAAGTAGACTTTGAAATAGCTTGATAAATAAGTATAATATAAAACTCTTATAATGACAGAAGCACCATTTTCAATATCTGAAGAGCAAATTCAAGCATATAAGAAATTAATAGAACTTGATCCACCAGGTTGGGACAGTGCTATTGGTGAGGTCAAGTCTGTGTTTCCAGATCTAGCGAAAGTTAATCCTCTAAATCAAGATCAAATTGATAAATTATCAGTCACTGACCAAATAAAGAGATTCAAACAATTAGAAGAATATAAAAAACCACGCAAAGTATGTGTAGAACCATTATCACCAAATCTTGGAAAACTTGTTTCAGGTGCAAATCCCTGTAAAAATAATTTTTTTGATAATGTAGATATAAGTCTAAAGAATTTTTTCAATAAAGTAACTGAAATTGATGGTGCAGGTTTGAATCTTGCAAGTGATATGAAATCTGTGGTTAATGAAATCGCAAATGCAAGCACTGCATTTACTGGACAAATAACAAATGCACTGTCTGAAAGTTTAGAAGGTTATATTAAAGATGGATTGAAGGGTATAGAAACAAAAACATTTGCAGAGTATGCTGCGAGTGGTAGACCAGTGACTGCTGCTATTGCAAAAATTACAAAACTACAAGAGGGTATGGTTGAACCTTCTGCTAAAATGTTTAGTGGATTAGATTGTTTAGGATCAAAAGTATCGGATGCACTAAAAGGAACAATTGAAGATTTGCTTACTGGCATGGTAAAAAATGTTTTAAATGTTCCTACATGTGCGGTTCAACAATTTACTGGTGCAATAGCAGGTAAAATAAACAAAGAGATTGATGAGGTAATGACACCACTTATCAACCCAATATCAAAAGCTTTTAGTGGCATGGGAATAGAGGGTGGACTTTTTAGTGTTAGAGATTTTATATCTGGAGGAGTTGATACCATATCAAAAGCATCTGATCTTTTCAAATGTGGTGGTGAAGACACATGTGTTTCAAGTAATGTTTATAAAATGGGTGTTGGATTAAGACCATCAAGATCAAATCAACAACAACAAAACTTAATTGATGGAGCATTATCTCTTGGCACTCGAATGACTGATGGTGTTTCAGATAAAATTGGAGAATTTGAAGAGGCATATGGTCAATGGAGTATTTTTGGAACACAGGTAGGAACACCAAGTGGATTAGAACCATGTAATACAACAAATATATTTAATTGTGGTCCTCCTAAAGTTGAATTTTTTGGTGGAGATGGAAGTGGTGGAGCTGGTGAAGTTATTTTAGGAAAATTTATAGACAAATTAGACGTAGATGATATCTTTGGATCTTTCTCTAGAACTGCAAGTATTGCTGGTGTCAGGATCACAAAACCAGGTTCAGGATATACAACTGCACCATTAATAGCATTTACTGATTCTTGTGGTCAAGGTTATGGTGCGTTTGGTAGAGCAGTAATTGATTATAATCAAAATTCACCCACGTTTGGACAGATAAAAGATGTTATCATTATCAGTGAAGGTGAAAATTATCCAGTTGCAGAGTATACTACTGGTAGGGGTGGAGTACAAGAATTGTTTATAAGTAAAGTCATAGTGGATAATCCTGGTATTAATTATCAACCATCTGATGTAATTGTTGATGATAATTTAAAACTTATTCTTAAGGAAGATGGTAGTATTGCAGGAGTTGATGTTGTAAAACAAGTGCCAACTGATATTTTACCAACGATAAATATTTCAACAAACACTGGATCAGGTGCAGTATTACGTCCTGTCATGTCAATCGAAAGATCAACAAGAGAGGAGAGATTGATACAAGTTATTGATTGTATCTTACCAAAAGAAAATTATCAAATTTTAGAAACTGAAACAAGTATTGAACCAGAAATCTCTGCTGAAACATTAGTAGAGACACCAGTAGAGACACCAGTAGGGACACCAGTTGAAACTGCATCTGCTACTACAACTACACCAATGCAAACAAATGTTTCCAACACCACTACAACGAGTCAGCCTGATACAAGTAGTATCCCTCAAACTGACCCAGTTGACACATCAAGTCAACAAGAGACTGGACAGAGTAACACTCCTCCTCCTTCTAGTCCTCCTAGTGGTGGCGGGTCTTCGGGATCAAGTGGGGGTTACGGATACTAATGTCGTCACAAGAAAAAAGACAAATTAATGCTTTCGGACCAAACTGTTTTATAGAAACAGGGTCGAATGATATGGGTGCTGCAGGTAATACTGCAATGGCAATATGTTCAAAGAATGATTCTGGGCATCAATTTAATATATCACAACATGGTAGTGGTCTATCACGTATTCATAGTGATGGTACTTTAGAAATCGCTGCTGGACAATTAGAAAACGCTGTTCAATCAAATGA